AAAGCTATAACGCTCACGAGCTTTAAAGCGAAGGTTACCAGTGTCGAAGTCTGGTTCCATCTTAGTCTGAAGCGGCGAACGTACGAACATTTTCGCACCATTCGGGCAATCAGTCTTGATGAAGAAAGCATTCGTATCGGTGAATCTACGGTTTACGTAGAAGCCGCCAGGGACAAGTCCTTGGTTACGGATGCTGTTGATGTCATTCGTATTTGTTACACCCGAATCAGAAACGATTGTGGTGGACAAAGCAGAGTTCAGAATCTGGTCTGCAGTGAATGCGAGGTCCGAAGGAATGTGCAGGCTTTCGGCTTGCGCACCAATCAGGATACCACGGTCATCTTTGATTTTCGAGATGCTAATCAAAGCAGTCTCAAGCGATGCTTCCGAAAGGTCAGCAGCGGCCAGCAAGTTGCTTTGGTCGCCATCGCCAATCGTTGCGTGTGAAGCCGAGAACAATGCATCCCCGTCACCACCTGCATAAGCAGCGTTAAAGCCGTTGTTGAATACATCAGCAGCTTTTACTTGTTTGGTGTTTGCCATTGCACGGGCCAGACCTTTGGCACGTAGTTTAGCAAACGTATCATACAAGTTATCTTCCATTGCTTCTTCTGTGATGGCAAAGCCAAGAGCAACAGTCTCGTGTGTGTAACGAGCAGTGTAGCTTTCTTGGGCATCGTCATACGATACAGCAGCGCCTTCACCTTTTACAGGTGCAGTGCCGAAGCCTGTGAAGAGAACTTCTTCTTCAAATGCACGGTCTGAATTTTCAACATCAAACAACGGTGCATGTTCATCGGATACTTCTCCATACTCAACGCCAAATACAGCGTTAAGACCTGGGAGTAGCTCTTTGGAAATACTTCCTCTATTAATAGCCATTTCTAATTATCTCCCTTAGTTGGTTACCGTAACTGGTGTTGTTACCAGTACGTTAATGAAGTTCTGTTGGCTAACAGCACCCATTTGGACTTCCAAACGAGTATATGGGTCGCCAACAGCGTTACCTGGCTCATCGACAACGCCGATAACACGGAACAGGCCAGCAGCCGAAGTTCCGACACTACCTGCAGTGGTTAGAGCCGTGATTGTGGAACGACCAGTGAAGGTAGAACCAGCAGCAATATTCGAAGCTGCTACGTTTTTACCAACGATACCAGCAGCAACGGTTGTGTCCGAGCTAATGATATAGGTTTGACTTGGGTCGTCGTTTACCAAACCGACAATATCGGAAGCCGATACGCCAGAGTAGTAAGGTTTAAAGTATTGCTCCCCGTCTGCTACGTAACTACAGCCTTGGAATGTACCAATAGCCATTTGAGTCGAAGTAACGAGTGGAACTAGCGAGCCGCCAGACAAGCGTACAGGAGTACCTGTATACATTGCACCAGCACCAGAAGCGATTGGGTACGAAGTTGCACCACTGCTCTGAGGCGAGTTACCACGAACACGGGAAGGAGTGATACCAGTAATTAGTTTAGTAGTCATTTTATTAATCTCCTAAGTTGTGAATCATGTAGCCAGACTCTGTAGCACCTTACTCTTAATCAAAAGAGGGTGTACGTCCTCTGGTTACGTTTGTTTTGCTTGAGTTTCGAACAGGCATTTTTCTGTCACTTGCATTTTCAAGTTGCGAGTTAACAGCGTCCACCATATTGGCAGATGCATCTTCGAAATGACGTTGCCGTGCTTCTGCACGTTTGATGGGCATTTTGGCAAGAGCCAAGTCCCCACGGCAAACAGTACCGCTATAACGACCTTCATCTCTAACCATAGAGGTGTGGCCTAGTTCAGGTACTTCGTCGAGAGAAACAAACTCCCAGCCTTCAGCTAATCGCTTACCAACATTTGTATAATCGTCTTTACCTTTAAGGGAGATGCGTATCCAACGTAGTTTCATTCCTTGTTCGTCAAATCTATTGTTAACAAACTGTGGAATATCTAAAAGGTTCGGTTCGACATATTCGTAGTCTTCTGTTTCTCTTGTTTCCAGTTCACGAGACTGGGATTCACGTGTGGTATTTCGTGCCATAAGTATATGTATCCTTTCGCAGCTATCTGTTAATTGTTGTATATTCGCCATCACCAGCTGATTCTACTTTCAGCTTTTCGGCGGCATACTGTTCAAGTGTAATTCCCCACTTTTGTGCGAGTCGTACGTCTTCTTGAGAGAGTTTAACTTTCTTGTTAGACGGGGATGCTGAAGTGTGCGATGCTCCAGCTACTACTTGAGAAGCCGTTGACGTAGGCTTCGTACGTGGTTTCTCCGCTTCTGTTTCTTCTGAAGCTTGGCGGAATTTATAAGGGAAAGCAGTAGCCATGCGGCCAGAGATTTCCTCGTAATAATCGTCATCAGACGGGTCAAAGCCTTCGTCCTGAAGTTGATTATCAATTTCTAAAGCAGCTGCAGTCATCACACGGTCTGTATTAAACCACTCGTTTTCAGCTGCCCACTTGTGTGCCTTCTCTTCGGCCACTCCAGGGTTTGAAGACGGTGCTGGCGCTGCTGCTTGTTGCTCTTGTTCTTCAAAGTTAACAGGCTTAAAAGATTCAGCCTCTTGTTTGAAGGTTTTAATGTTATAGCTATCTTGCTGCGCATTAGTAAGTGCTTCTTGCGCTTGTAAGATTCTATCTGATTCCCCGCTGTCCAGTGCTTCTTTATAGGCACTCTTAGCAAGTTCAATTCTTTCGGTAACCTGACGCTCATTAGATTCTACGTTTGTGTTTAGAAGAGTACCGTATTCTTCTTCACGCTGCTGCAGTTTAACCTGCATGTCTTTTTGAGCTTGTAGCAGTTCTTCAATCTGAGCTTCACGTTCCTTCTTCTGTTTTACCAGCTGACGGATACGCTTCTGTGCGCCTGATGTTTCTGCTTCTTTAGCTGGTGCTTCCTCTTCCACTTCTGCGGTGGTAGTGTCTTCTTCAGCTTCTACTTCTGGGGCTGGAGCAGGTTCTTCCTGCTTCTCAACTTCTACTTCTGGTGCAGCAGATACAACTTCTTCTTCTGCGCCTTCAATTTCAATTTCAATTTTATCGGGGGATTCACCTTGTTCAGGTGTAATAGTAGACCATTCAGTCTCTGCCATTTGTACTTCTCCTGTTTAACGTCCTCAGCGAACTTAGACGAATAACGCTGATGTGATATATTATATAGTATAAGTTACCGTGTCACAATAGCAACACGTTAAATTAATTTGATAGATTAAATGTTGGGTCTAAATCTTTAGGGCTATTCACTACCATTTTAACATCGTCGTCAAAAATAAGTAGCAGTTGAATGCCTTTGTATAGGAATTTATTCCCTGCGTGTTTACCGTAACACACATAGTCTCCTTCTTTACACCAAGGAGTATCGCCAAACTTGCTGTCTTGATAGGCGGCGTTGCCTACCTTAAGTACACGGCCAACTGTTGTAAGATAAGCCATGTCCGATTTGGTTGAGTCAGGAAGAATAATACCTCCCTTTGTCTTTTCTTTAATAGACAGTGGGCGGACAAGTACAGTGTATCCTGGAACTTCTGGTAATGGTGTCGGGTCAGGTACATCGTCATTTGTAATCCACTCGTCATTTTTAATAGCATTAGATGCTGCTTGCATTAGTCTAGTCCTCTTCTATGTATTTAGTTAGATAGTCTTTAATAATACCAATTGATTTCTCAATCCCTGCGATATTACCTACCACCTCCTTATACATAGGATAGTCTGAAGCTGTCCCATATGCAAGCGAATTTTTCAATCCTTCAATTTCTTTTTGAAGTTCTTTAATTAGTTCGTCGTATAGCACTACTTGATGCCCTGTTCCTTAATAACTTTCTGAAGAAGGTCCGTAGAAATTCTAGCTTCTTCAAGGTCATTGGACTCTTGAGCCTTTATAAGGTTGGCAAGAACATCCATTGCTTTCAAAGCACGTTTGGAGTTTCTATCTTCTTCTTTCTGATAAGCAGACATCTCATTTTGCACACCTGCTTTACGAGCATCAAGAACAATCTTCTGTTCTTTTAGGTCAAGGTCACGCTGTTTAAGTGCAGCATCTACTTGAGCTTTGTTAGCCTGAACAGCAGTCTTGCCTTGTTCAATCTGAAGTTTCTGTGCCTCAATCTGCAGCATCTGTTGCTCAGGAGTCATTGGACCTTTGGCAGCTTGTGCGTTAGCCTGTAAGATTTGTTGTGCAGCCTGTGCCTGAATCATCTCAATTGAGTTAGGGTCAAAGGCAACAGCGGCTTGAGTCTCTGGGTTTTGCATTGCCTGCTTGTAGAGACCCATCATCTGTTCTTTATACTGCAACAACATGTGTTCGGAAATGTTTGCAGACAAAGCAGCTGCCAGCTTGTTAAACACTGGATTCTGTTGATTCATGGGGTCTTGCATGAAGGCAGTCTTAACACCAATATGTCCTTGGTGGTTCTGCCCTTCAAATGCTTTGATTGGCTTACCTTCTCCTGCAACAAGAATATCAGTCATAGGGTCGTGAGGCTGTGCCTCTTCTTTAACAGGCATTAGTCTATCAATGTCAGGAACATTAGCTGTTGTTAGAAGCATTCTATTAATAGCTTCCATGTCAAACATACCTGGCTCTGATTGTTGAGCAATGTTCTGTACCATTTGGATAAGCATCATGCGCTGAGCATTCGAAGGAATGTTAGGGTCAGACACTGGTACAATATCTACACGTCCATCAAAGTCTTTCTTAAATACCTTCTCAGAAACTCCAGGGAGGTCATAAGGATATTCAGATGGCAAGTACTCGTAGTCAATACGAGCCAAGATTTTAAACTCGTCGCCCTGTGCTTTGTGTAATCTCTTGTGGATTGAAGAGAAGAACTTACTTGAAGCTTCTAACAATGCCAAGGTTGTACCAACGGGACCATAGCCACCGCTGTCTGCAATTACTTGTTCGGTGCTGTCAGCAAACTTCTGACCTGTCTGCGTTACAAAGGTAAGCATGTTGAACAAAGTCTGCGATGGTTCTTTGAAGGGAAGTGGGATAATAGACTTAGACAAGTCCATGCCTGTTGCTTCTACTTCTTTAAATTCCCCTGGCGCAATAGGGTCGTTATCTCCGACCATACGGACGCCCTTAGCTTTGAAACCCCCTGGTAAGTTAGCGAACTGGCCAGCATCAAGTAGGCTGCGCATTGCAGCAGTAGCAGACATAGTAAGATTGCCAAGGAAGTGAATAAGACCCAAGCCGTAAAAACCAAAACCAGGAACATATCTGTAGTGCGTGAAGTGCATCTTCTTGACATACTTATCGTCTCCCTCTTCCCAGTTACGGCGGATAGACAATACAGCACCAGTAGTTTCTTCTACTGTTACAATGTAAGGGCAGGCAACTTTACCTGAGTGCATCTTGTCTTCTTCAATCTCTAAGTAGCAGTGTTGTTCAAGTAGTACATACTGTGGGTCATTGTCTGAAGCAGGAGACAAACCAAGAACACTGTCCATCTTTTCAGCCATTCCTGATAGTGTAGGAATACCAGCTGTAGGTAGTTCTATGTCTGCATACATGCCAGCATCTATTTGCCTAGCCAAGTCCACAGGACTGCGATATATAACATGAGTGTAACGGTCTGCTCTACGAAGGTCAGTCGCATAGTAAGAAACATAAAACTGGTCAATAGGCACAAACTCGCTAACAGGACGGTCAAGACTTGCATCATAATAAACTTTCTTAAAGGCAGAACCAATAAGCGGTAGGTGAAAAAGCATACGCTCAAACTCGTCATAGTATTCAGGCATCTGTGTTGTGACCTGATAGTTCATAAAGTTTTGTACACGGTTTGCTTGTTGTTGTTTCTCTAAGGTTGCATCACCTAACACCTGAGCCTTAACTGGGCCTTTGGCAGGGAACAACTCGGTAGATGCTTTAGCTTGGAACTTGACAGCAGACTCAATCAACAGTGGGTGTACTGCAGTGGCTGCACCTTCAAATGGTTCCGTTGTATCTTCTAGCTTAAGACCAAGAAGTTCAAAGCCACGCTCGAACATTGATTCCCACTCAGAGCGAGAGTCTTTGTCAGCATGGAACTTATCAATTACTGTGTTGCCAATTTCGGCTAACTCGTCTTCGTCAATTAAGTCCACAAGGTTTTCAAAGAAGCCTTCGTTGTCACCAAGGGTAAGTTCGATTTCTACTTCACCAGCTGTACCTTCAAAGTCTACCTCAATCTCTCCAGTCTCAGGGTCAACAGAGATAACGGCATCGGCAGACGTAATGTCTTCGATGTTCATATCAATGCCTGATTCTTTTGATTTGTCTGATAGGTCGTATGGATTACGTTCAGTTGCCATTTACTTTTGTTCCTTGTTTATTACTTGGAAGAATATCATTGAGCCTATTATACACTTAAGTGCGCCAGTATCCAACCCTCTTTTGTCTTCTTGGATTATAATCGTCTTCCCAGCTTGGGTCTTCGTCGTGGGAGACATGCCAAGAGTCCCGCATATAGTGGATAGCCATGGTCATTGCATCGACTTGGTCATCGTGTGCGCCATTGGGAAATGCTAATGATTCTTCATATAGGTCTTTTGCCCACTCATTGCCTTTCGGGATGTA